AATGCTTTCACTTCCAAAATCTGCAAGCTCAAGAAGTAATCTCTTGTACACCAACACATTAACCCTAACGTCTTGCTTACAATACTCCACCATCTCCCTTGAATACGTAGTAAAATCATTGAAGTCTCCCTTGTGTTGTCCCAGTGTGTTGCCCCAGTTCTCCAGTGAGTGTCCACCTTCGCGTGATGGGCTAGCTAATCTTGACATGACTAGAGTGTCGGTGATCTTACACTTGCTAAAGTCTGCACCCAACAGTTTCTCTAATACAGGTACGTCATAACCTATGATGTTGTGGCCTATCAGTTCACACTCGCCTTCTGCATCTAACCAATCCTGAAACCTGCCTCTCTTGAGACACTCCTGATGTATCTCATACATGTTATCTTCGTTCTTTATCTCATGGATACATACACAAAACACTGTGTCTGGGTCAAACCCATTGGCTTCTATGTCAAATACAAACTGTTTCATCACTAGAACTCCGCTTCGTCACCTGTAGGACAACTGGTTTCTATCATTCGACCAGACTCCTTATCATAATACAGGTAACAGGCAGGCCCTGTCAACCCCACGAACCTATTTTTTAACACACGGACACAGGTTGTGTTGCGTGTAGTAGGGTCGGCATGCTGTTGGTCGCGCTCTAAACCAATAACAATATCACTAAGCTGTGCGATTGCTGCACTGCCTCGTAGCTCCCCTAGGCTGATCCTACCGCCATCCTCATGCGCCTTAGAGCCGCTAGGTCTGCGTAAGTGTGACACTAGGAATAGCCCTACACCTGTCTCCTGCACTAGCTTCCTAAGATTTGTCATAATACTGTCAATAGCTTTACGCTCGTCATTGTTGTCCTGATCGCTCACCACAATACTAAGGTGATCTAGGATGATCCACTTGCAGTCCAGACCTTTAGCCATGTATCGTATACGGCCTAACAGGTTGTCCTCGCTTGTGCTGCCCCAGTGATCGAACAGATAGATACGGCCTGACCCTAACGTCTTGTCCCAGTATCCTTTCTTCTCTTCCTGTGTCACTGTCTTGTCAAGGTGTAGCTGCTTGTTGGCCTCGATTGACATGATACCTAGTGCTGTCTTGGGGATGTCCTCTTCCAGTGCTAGGATACCTATGTTGTCCTCAGTTGCGCCCAACAGGTAATGCTCTAGCTCCCTGACGATCTGTGACTTGCCCATGCCTGACCCTGATGTGATCGTGACTAGCTCCTTGCGTCTAAAGCCATGCGTGTACTCGTTGAGGCAAGCCCACGGGTAGTCTATTGACTTGACATCGGCCTGCTTGATGATCATGTCCCATGTCTCATTGCCCGCTACGATACCATCGGGCTGATACGCCTTGGCATTCCACCACTCCTTGACAAAGTCCTGCACCTTACGGGCTGAGAGCATATCACCTGCATCCTTCATAGGTAGCGTGACGTTCTTAGCCTTGTTGGGGGTGAACAGATCAAGCACTGATCGTGCCGCCTCCTGTCCTGCCTTGTCGTTGTCAAAACAGATGACTACGTGGTCAAAGGTCTCTAGCCATTCGAGACTGGCTTTGATGTCTTTGGCTGCTCCTGCTGCTCCTGATCTGATGCTGACTGCGGGCCACTTCCCGTCAAACATTTCGTTGACAGCCATTGCGTCCGCCTCGCCTTCAGTAACCGTGATGTACTTACCGCCACCCTTGAACGCCTGTTGACCGAAGAGACCCGCATTATCAAAACCTCCTGTTGCATAGAATTGTTTGTTCTCTACTATCCGCACCTTTGTGCCTATCGCTGTGCCTGTGTCTTTGTCAAAGTAGGGATAGTGGTGCTTGGTTATCTTACCATCTACGCCGTACTCTACTGTGACACCATAACGCTTGGCTGTCTCTTGATTGATACGCCTGTCGGGTATCGCTGCCACTACTCCGGTCATTTCTAATAGCCTCGTTGGTTTCCTGCTTAACACTTGCTGTACAGTGCCATCCCCATGCTCGTAATGGTTGCAGCCCCCAGAGAAGCAGACTGCATGCCCATCACTATATCGAGCCAGATTGTCAGATGAGCCACACGATGGGCATGACTCATGTTGAACAAAGGTTGACTCTGTTGACATCAGAAGTCCTCACCTGCTTCCTGCTCTGCCACTTCCAAGACCTTAATCTTGTTGAGGTACGTACCTGTACCGTGGACAGGGTGTGGAGGGCCTTCCTGCCACAAGAGACGAACCTTAGAGCCTCGACCTATGCGACCCATAAAGGGCTGACCTTCCTTATCTACGACTCCAATGTCGTACTTGCTGCTGAACTTGCGCTGCTTAACGCCTTCGTACTCTCGCATCTTGATGCCAAGACCTGCTAATTGGTCTGCTGTGGTGTCATCTAAGCTGATGACAACTGAGTACTTGCCTGTGGATTGACCCTGATACATCTCGTGGGTGTCTAGGTTCTCAAACGCTATTGTGCCTTCTACTACTGCCATTGGTATTGCCTCTCTATTTAAAGTTATGACACTAACTGTGCCGCTTTGGTACTACTTTAGTATACTTTAATTATAATCTTTAATGATAATTCTTAAAGTATTTCCCCTTGATTACCTTAGTATTATACTATTGTTCCACAAGGGTGTCAAGTTCTTTCTCACTGAGACCTTGATAAAGATGATTAAACTCTGCACTCCTGTCATCTACCATAGCGTCATTGCTATGGCTATAGCATACATTGCACAGGTCAACATGAATGCCTGTTAGTTTGTCGATACGCTTTAACTCGTACTCGCCCAGTATAACGTCACACGCTTTACATCTGCTCATTTTAGAATACCTCATTGTAATTGTTTGTCTTACCAAAGGCGGCTACGTACTGCTGCCGCATAATGTTTATGTCCTGACTATAGTACTCCTCTCTCACCTGCTTTGCAACCCTAAACTTTACCTCGCTCAAGGTCATGCAGTATAGGTCATGCGCGACTAGCTCCTCGCACATCTCAAGGGCTGTAGGTTCTATCCAGTCGTTAGGCTCATGCTCATAACCTATGAGGTTCTCTTTAATTCTGCTCATCATCCTCGCTCCTTTGGTGCATTGTCGGTGTCGTATCTTCCATTGTCATAGCCATGTGCGCTATCCACAAGGGTGTGGCTACTATCACTATAGCACACAGTGCCAAAAATATAACCCAACCCATTAGATTTGCACCTCGTCATACACGTTGCCATAGCTGATTAGAATGAATGGCAGGTAGATCAGGAAGCCCTCAAAGGGCATAGCCTTTGTGTCTCCCGTGTCTTTGTCCACCACCCAGACTGCTCTACTGTCCGCTATCTCAAGTCCTATGCATACCGCGTTGATCAACTCTACGTTTAAAGCTTTATTAAATAACATCATGCCTTGCTCCTCTCTTTTACGAATAAACCATTGACCATCTGGCCCTTGCGTTCCTTTATCTCATCATAAGCATGAGCCATACAGTCATGCAGTGTCAAGTTGTTTCTATGTGCAATGTTGATTAAGACCACCATAATATCACCTAGGTCATCTATGGGTGTTAGATCGCCATCTAATGACAGCCTGAGTTCCTCCACCTCCTCCAATAGCTTGTCGAATTGCTTTATGTCGCTAGACCCTGCGATCAAGTTGCGGTTAATGTGCCACTGCCCTATGTGATACTCTAGCAGTGACATACTAGCCATGTGGCTATTCAGGTCTAGCATTGCAACCTCTCCTCTCCTCTGTTCTAGCGTCATGCTTTATACCTCTCGATTGCGGGGTAATCCCGTTGTAGTTTTAGCCAGTAAGCCTGTAGTGTTCTGGCTCTGACTCCCTCTAATATCTCTGCTAGCTCATCATCGTCAACTGGTGCATACTCGTCACCATCGGCATCTAGCACCTCATCATTCCAATGCTCGTCACCGTGTAGCCAGTCCTCGCATGAGCCATTCCACTGTCTATTAGCCATTTTAAATACCTCCCATTTGTTGTATGAGACCAATACTGTAGCCTATTGCAAGGCCCAATGCAAACCCTATTGTGATCCATTTGGTATAAAACATTATTAATTGTCTCATTGTGCCACCTCCTTTTTTGGATAGCCTAGGGCTTCACGCGCATATCTATCGCTATGCTCTGGATATTCTGCGCGTAACTGTACTTTGAGCTTGAGCCAGTGTTTTGCTGTTTTATGTCCTGCTCTGTATGACTCGCGATGCATGCTAGACAGTCTGGCTAATGTTTCTCTGTATCCCTCGTAACTAATACTCATTATGCCACCTCATCAATTGTATAAAAAACTTTTTCTCTGCCGTATTGCTTCGCAATTACTGGTAGTAATGGATTAATAGACAATTTAGCTTCGCTATCAGCATTCCTATTCGTATTCTGCGAGATTACAGTTAATAAAATATAACCATCAGCATCTAAAATGTAATATTTATGCTTGTTCATTATGCCACCTCATCATAGTTTGAATCACATTCACTGGCTGACGTAAGCAGACAGTCTATACGGTATTGTGACACCTGTTCAACGTGTAGGCCACACCAGTTTTTAATGTGTCTGCTAGTGGTCGCACTGTACCACTGATCAGTGCGAACTAATGTGCCGTCAGTAAGACATGCGGCCACTGGTGTTTCGTAGCTAAAAAATACCTGTGCAAACCCTAGGTCTAGCTCTGTTTGGTTACTACCTATTTGCTTAAGTTTCATCTTGTGTCGCCTCTTTGGTTTAGTTTAGTTGGTTTAATAATGCCCACTATACGCTAGTGGACACTATAAAACAACTACTCGTAATCAATGATTACTGACAGGAAAACATACTCGTCATAGCCTATCGTCTTAAGCTGATCATACCGAAGGGTAGCCTCCTCCAAGCTGTTATATTCACTATAGCGTTCAACGCCGTCTCGCGTAGTCCAAGCAACTAAGAATCTCTGAAATTTTTGCATGTTATTATCTCCAGTCCGGTGTGATGGTGTCGATAGTATAGCCTAGCTGCTCGATTAACTCAAGAGCTTGCGTTGTGAGTGTCTTGCACCCTGTAAGCTTGGCGAATGACTCCGCGTTATCGCATGCGGGGTATATGACCTTCCGGCCATAGCTATGTTTGATCTCGATTAGTATTGATTTGCTCATGCTGTTGCCTCATGGTTTTTTGTGCAGTGGTTGCAAAGTTCATAGCCAGTACGATAATGATACTCGTGATAGCTCATTGTAAAGGGTGCGAAACATGCCGCGCACTCTACTGAATACATGTTTAATATAGCTTTATAATTCATTATGTATTGCCTCTTATTCGTCTAGCAAGGTGACTAGGATATAGCCAAATGCTACTAGTAGTAGGGAGAACATAGCGTATAACCAAGCCTGTCCACCCATAAGGGATACTCCGAAGCCTACTGTGGCCGCTAGTATTAATATGATAGTACAGATGATAGTAAGTATTTTCATGCTGTATTGCCTCTGTATAGTTGATTTAATCATAGCCCCTCACCTCAAGGGGCCATTGTTAAACCTACCACCAAGCGCGATTATTCCACCAATCCGCGATTTTAATAGAGTCAAGAGTCAACTTGTTATAATGTGTACCCACTGTGACCATGACTAGCTTGTCGGTATAATTGGTTAACTCATATCCTAACATGGAATCTATAGGGGTTACTACCTTATATCCATCGACTAGAAAGGAATAACGCGGGTTACCGTTGTGACTAGTAGGCATGCGTTTAATATCAGTAACTGTGCCGGTATGTCTTGTGATATTTTTCATTTAATTAGCTCCTGCTGTTCGTTGACGTATTGTTTAAATTGCTCATCATCCATAAGACCAACGCCCTTTAGAATGTCCCGATGATGGTTGGTCGGGTGGCTCTGTATGACTACCAACTCCGCAAATAAAGCTGTTTGATATCTATCCATGCCGTATCTCTCTATATGTATATCAATGAATGTGGGTACACAATACCAGATGCTGAGACAATGTACAATGATTTAAACGCATGACCTGAGATAACTGTATGCATCCTGTGCATGACCTTACTGCCTACCTTATATACCAATTCGCAACCAGTGTGTCAGCCTTTACTACCACATGTGTCAACCTGTGTCAACCTGTGTATTCATACAGTGATGGCTGCTAGTGTACGCTATAGGGTACATACGACACACATGCACCTACCCTTGTGGATAACTTGTGTATAACTAATGTTCCATGTGGAACACTGGGTCAGCCTGTGGATAACTCTGGGCCATGTGCAAAACCTGTGGATAACTTAGGGGGCGGGAGGGGGCGGCTTGCTCGAGAGATTGTTACTGTACCCTCTGGCATACAAAAAAAGAGGGAAAATGGGATTAACAACAGTATCCCTGTGTATACCTGTAACACATTGATTTACATAGGTTTCCTTAGCCTCGCCCCTTATGTATGCAGGGGTGTACTAAAGGACATAAGTATTGACACAAGTATGACACAAGATAGGTAGGTTTATTTAGGCTCATTAGTAAATAGTTCTTGACTTTTGCTTTGATATATGATATAATATAAAGTATATTAAGACATAAAGATAACCAATCGCCTTATAGGTACTACGGTAAAGCTTTAAGGATATTATTAAAGAAATAATTAAAGTATATTCTAAAGCATACCTAAGTATACATAAGATAACTAAGGGGTATGCTTTGAGCAGTGCCAGTGATAAAGAAATAGATCAGCCTATAGTAAAGAGAAAGAAGGGCAGACCAAAGAAATCAACAGTTGTGTCAAAATCCAAGGGTAGCCGCAAGGCACTAGGTAGACCCAAGGGTGATGCGGCTATCATTAATGATTACAAGGCTAGAATGCTAGCATCTCCTAAGAGTAGGAAGGTGTTGGATAGTATATTGTCAGCAGCCTTGGACGATGATCATAAGAACCAAGCAGCGGCTTGGAAGCTTTGTATGGATAGATTACTACCCGTCAGCTACTTTGAGAAAGACAGAGACTCTGGAGGTAAGAGTGCCATCAATATATCCATTACTGGAGTTGGTGGTGAAACTACTGTCATCTCTGGGGGTGCTGAACCCATTGAAGGGGAATACACAGATGCATAACATTAACAGAGACTTAGATTACTTCACTAGAGAAGAGTTTGCCTGTCAATACACAGGTGACAATGAGATCAGTGATGATCTACTATTGAAGATAGATTTGTTAAGAGCAAGATGTGGGTTCCCTTTCGTCATTACTAGTGGTTATCGCTCAGAAGACCACCCAATAGAACGGAAGAAGGAGAAAGCAGGAACTCATGCCCAAGGAATTGCAGCGGACATTAAAGTTAGTAACGGAACACAGCGGTACACAATTGTTGAAGAGGCCATTAAAATGGGCTTTACGGGAATTGGAGTTGCTAACGGTTTTGTGCATGTTGACATCCGCAACCTTGACGGTAATGAAGCTCCTGTAATGTGGTGCTACTAGCTTGGCTGATCTTAAAGTTGAGCTACTACCTTGGCAGCAAAAAGTCTACAAAGATACGACACGCTTTAAGGTCATAGCAGCAGGCAGACGTACTGGCAAAAGCAGGCTAGCCGCGTGGTCTTTGATATTAAACTGCTTGTCAGCCAAGAAGGGCCAAGTGTTTTATGTTGCCCCTACACAGGGTCAGGCTAGGGACATTATGTGGCAGATGTTGCTTGAGCTAGGTCATGGTGTCATAGCCTCTAGCCATGTCAACAACCTACAGATCAAGTTCATCAATGGTGCGCTGTTAACCCTAAAGGGTGCAGATAGACCTGAGACTATGCGTGGTGTCAGTCTAAAGTACTTGGTGATGGACGAGTACGCCGACATGAAGCCAGAGGTGTGGGAGCAAATCCTACGTCCTGCTCTTGCGGATCAGAAGGGTGAGTCTATGTTCATTGGTACGCCAATGGGACGTAATCACTTCTATGACTTGTTTACATACGCTAGTGTGTCAGACGATGAGGATTGGAAAGGTTATCACTTCACAAGTTTTGATAACCCACTGTTAGACCCTAACGAGATAAGGGCTGCTGAGAAGTCAATGTCAGCCTTTAGCTTCCGTCAGGAGTTTATGGCTTCCTTTGAGGCACACGGCAGTGAACTGTTTAAAGAAGAAGATGTTAACTTTAGTGAGGAAGAACCCACCGATGGTGATTTTTACATTGCTGTCGATTTGGCAGGATTTGCAGATGTACAGAAAGTCACGACTAAAACCAAAAGACTTGACCAAACGGCAATTGCTGTGGTTAAAGCGGGTGTGGACGGGTGGTGGGTTGCTAATATCATACATGGCCGTTGGGGGGTCGAAGAGACCGCAAGACGCATCTTTGAAGCAGTCAGAGACTACCAACCACTCGCAGTCGGTATCGAAAAAGGAGCCTTAAAGAACGCTGTAGCTCCCTACCTCAACGATCAGATGAAGAAGAACCAACGATTCTTTCGTGTAGAAGAGCTTACCCACGGCAACAAAAAGAAGATTGACCGTGTAGTTTGGGCGTTACAAGGACGCTTTGAGCATGGTAACATCACATTAAACAAGGGCAAGTGGAACACAGAGTTCCTTGATGAGTTATTCCAGTTCCCTAACCCGTTAGTCCACGATGACTTGATAGATGCTTTGGCGTACATAGACCAACTTGCAAAGGTTGCCTACGCTTTCGACTATGAAGAAGAAGACTACGAATTCCTCGACAAATACGCAGGCTACTAACTATGATTGAAGATAAAGAAAACTTTGCACGAGAGCAGCACCTAGAAGACTGGGTTATACAGAAGTGCGATGGGTGGAGGGATCACTACGAAGCCAACTACTCTGAGAAGTTTGAGGAATACTACAGACTCTGGCGCGGCCAGTGGTCTGCTGAAGACAGAACTAGATCAACTGAGCGTTCACAGATCATCTCCCCTGCACTACAGCAGGCTGTTGAGTCATCTGTCGCTGAGTTGGAAGAGGCTACCTTTGGCCGTGGTAAGTTCTTTGACATTAAAGATGATGTCCATGACCAGAACCCTGAAGATATTGCTATGTTGCGTAAGCATCTTGACGAAGACTTTAAGAAGAACAAGGTTAGGAAGGGTGTCGCTGAGTGCCTAATCAATGCTGCTGTATTCGGTACAGGCATTGCTGAGATAGTGCTAGAGGAAGAGAAAGAGATGCAACCTGCTACTCAGCCCGTCATGGGTGGAGAGTTACAGGCTGTTGGTGTCAACATTATTGACCGTACCTGTGTCAAGCTGCGTCCTGTGATGCCTCAGAACTTCCTTATTGACCCTGTAGCCACTGACATTGAGTCAGCTTTGGGCTGTGCTGTCGATGAGTTTGTACCTTCACACTCCGTAGAGCAGCTACAAGAGAGTGGTGTATACCGCGATGTAGACATTAGCGTAGCATCTCCAGACTTTGACATAGAGCCAGATCAAGACCTGTCACGCTATGACGATGATAAGATCAGACTGACTAAGTACTACGGCCTTGTGCCACGCCACTTGCTCAAGAAGGCTATGGCAGAGGAAGAATCGGAAGACGAAGAGGTTATCGAGTTTGCTGAAGAGCAGGAAGAAGACGATGACAGCTACTACGTAGAGGCTATTGTTGTTATTGGCAACGGTGGTACTCTCCTTAAAGCAGCAGCAAACCCCTACATGATGCAGGATCGTCCTATAGTCTACTTCCCTTGGGACGTAGTACCTAGCAGATTCTGGGGCAGAGGAGTATGTGAGAAAGGTTATAACTCTCAGAAGGCGTTAGACGCAGAACTACGCGCTAGAATAGACGCTCTTGCCCTTACCATCCACCCTATGATGGCTATGGACGCTTCACGCATGCCTAGAGGGGCTAAACCCTCCATACAGCCGGGAAAAACCATCTTAACTAACGGCAATCCCTCTGAAATCCTACAGCCTTTTAACTTTGGTCAGGTTAGTCAGATTACCTTTGCACAAGCACAGGCTCTACAGACGATGGTACAGACTGCCACAGGTGCTATAGACTCAGCGGGTATTGCAGGGTCAGTTAATGGCGATGCTACGGCAGCAGGTGTCTCTATGTCGCTAGGTGCTATCATTAAACGCCACAAGCGTACCCTGATTAACTTCCAAGAGTCCTTCCTTATCCCCTTTGTTACTAAGTCAGCTTGGCGTTACATGCAG